TTCCAAGACGAAATCCACCAATGCCAGCGAATAGATCCAAAAATTTCATCTGTTTATCTAAAAAATGCGACTGCCTCTGTGTGTGAGTTTGGCTAAATACGGGCAGTCGCTCGTCCAAGGTCACATAACCTTTACTGACGCTTTCTAGTTCGCAGTTTTACAAGGATGCACGGCTTGTTTAATTTATTTACATTTCAATCAGGTCGTTCAAGGTAACGACTGCATCTAGTTTTTTCTGACTTCTGCAATAGTCACAGTGTCCGCACTTCTTAGGCTTCTGTTTGCCTTGAATCACATCCCAGACTTCGACAATTTCAGACTTGATTTTGTCTAAACCATCGTCAAGCCATTCATCATCAATCTTCAAGATTTCACGGTCTGGAACTGCTTCCTTGCTGACCGCTACGATGTAAGGTCTAAAATCCTTGCCAGTCATCTGTTTTAATAGTTCACGATATAGACCAAGTTGTCCGTGGTACCCAAAATTCAAAATGTTGTTGACTGCAGCGGGTACTTTCTTCTTGAGTTCTGCGCTCCATTCCTCGGCATAGATGGACTTCATAGTTTTTAAATCCACAAAGTAGCCACGACTTAGATTGACACTGTCCAGCTTACCC